GTTGCTCCTAAAGATATTGTACCAGATCCTGCAGCCGCTGTAAAGTCATTATCTGTGTATGGAGCAGTAAAAGTTAATAAATTACTTTTACCAAAAAACAGTTGGTTTTTAAAGTTGACTACAAAACTTGCACCATTAACATCTGTAGGGGCATCATTCAGTGCAGTAAACGTACTGTTATCATATAATGCAGGAACATTAGTGCCATCTACTATGGCTATTTTTTCTGTTCCTGTATAGTTATACCTTGCAAATCTAGTTTTACCAGCACTTTCTCGTGATGTACTTAAAAAAGTTATTGCGGCATCATCTGCTGGTGAACTATCTAAAGCAGGGTTAATTGCTAATGTAGCATCATCATCAGTGAGACTAGCATCTGCAGTTACAGTATATACAAGATCAACACCAGCAATTTTAAATACATCACCTGCTTGAGGAGCTGCAGTTAAACCATCAACAATAAGACTTGAGCCAGTTTGTGATGCACCATTTACAAGCACAGTACCATAACTAGGCACGTTAATATGTGTTATTGTACTAGAAGATACTTTAAAAAGATCATCGTTTTTAGCAACAACAACTCTATCTAAGAATACACCACAACCAAGCATAAGATAATTACTTGTTGTTGTGGCAAATGTAACTGCTGCTGCATTTGCAGGAGAACTATCTAAAGCACCTGTAAGTGTTAGTGTAGCTCTATTATTTGTAGCATCGTATGATACACCACCAGATGCAATAGTATATGTACCTGTTACACCTATTATTGTAAGTGTATCACCTGCTTCTGGTGTTTGATGTATATTACCTATAATAAGCGTAGTGCCAGACTGACTAGCTCCATGTACTACAGGAGCACCATACGGTGGTATAATACTATTGTTGTATTTACTATACCCTTCAATTCTACGATAGCCACCTTCAATAGAGGGTTCAAAGTTTCTAAGAGTCCTTGCAGATCCTGGTGCATTAATACCTTGCTGCAAAGGACTCATATTAGTAACAAGTCCACCCTTAAATTCTATAGGGTATGTTTGACGAGTTGTTGGCATGTATTAAGAAACCCTAATAGTATTAAAGGAAGTATTTGTCTGATTTATTACTGGTGATCTTAAATAATCATAACGATTAACATACAAGCTACGCATACTTTTTATCTCGTCTAAATATTTAGCTTGCATAACTTGTGCTTCTTGTGTTTCTCCACGAAACATATATGCATAGTGCATTGCACCATCTACAATAATGTAACGAAACTGTTCGGGTATAGATGGTACGTCAGTATCGTTAGATAAATCTACAGGCAATCTATAATATTCATATACTAGTTCATATGCTTTATCGGGTGTTTTAGATAAACCAAACTCTGAACTAGGGGTTCTGAAAACAAAATCAGGTAAACCACGTATTGTAGTAGATGTATTATATTCAGCGTCTACGTAACCTTCTAAGTATTCTTCGTAAGACATTATTCTTAATTTTTTAGTTTCGTTACCAAGAGTATCATTTCGTTTAATGCGAAAACTATCAAAGTCTAAAGTTTTTGCATCCGAAGGATATGCATAACGTGTAATACCTGCAGTTAGTGTTTCTGTTGTTTCTACGTGATTAAAAGGCCATTCATATTCATGTTGATTAATGTAACGTATAGAAGAATTAACGGCATCTTTAACCATGCCGTACTCACCTTTAGCGGTTGCAAAGTTACTAGACGTTAGCTCAACTTCATTAAGTCTTTTATTTATATCGTTAACAAGACCAATATAATCATATGCCATATTAACGTTCCTTTACTTTTAATTTAATAGTTCGTTCTGCAATTCTGTTTGTTGGACCGAAAGTAATACGACATGTAAATGTATACTCTACATTGTTTTGCCCGCCAGCAAGGTTTATAGTTGCAACAGTTCCCGTATTTGTTTGGGATATATTTTGCATATTATCTGTTGTTGCACTGCCTGAAGCAGTTGTAAAGGTTTCACCTGCGTCTATTTGTGTTTTTGTGTCATACAATGTAGACTGTATAAACCAAGTTACAGCAGTGATTGTTGGGGGCGTGGCTGTACCATCGTCAAGAAATCGTGACCAATCCACACTATAATCTAACTGTTCATCTGGGTCTTTATTAGGCCACCGAAAACTCATCTTTAATCCTAACCTACACGTATGGTTCTATCTAAAGCAGTTGTTTCTCTTTTAGGAAGAACTACTCTATTTTCTTTTTGAACTATTATAGTTCTTTCTTTTGTAGTTGTAGTTGTTGCACCATCTATATAAACTAAACGTTGCTCTGTTCTCACTCTTATTGTTCTATCAAATGCTGTAGACATTATGCTGCCCTTGGTAATATGACTGTACGTCTACGGCTATAGTTTTCAGCATATAAATTAAAGTTTGTTTGAACACCTGTTGAAGTTATATTTCCTAGTGCACTTGTAGCTGAAACTGATGTTAAAGGTTCTAAAATATTTACAGTTAAGGTATTTATTGCACCTGTTGCAAATACGCTTGATAAACTTTCACTTGTTTTTGGTTCTATTGTACCAAGTGCTGTAGTACCTTGAACACCTGTTAAACTTACTGAAAAACTAACAACTGGTTGTACTGTGTTGACAGAACCCGTAGCAGATACACCTGTAATATCTTCTTGGATATTTACAGATATAGAACCTATTTCACCTGTAGCAGATACACTACTTAGTGCTTCGTCTACTTTTTCTTCTACAGTGTTTACTGCACCAGTAGCTGAAACACCAGATACTTTAACTGTTATTTTAGGTTCAACGGTTCCTATAGAACCTGTAGCACTTACACTGTTAAGAACCTCAGTTGGTTTTTCTTCTACAGTGTTTACTATGCCTGTAGCAAACACACCTGTTAATGTAACTGTGTTGCTAATTGCAACGGTGTTTATAACACCTGTAGCTGATACGCTATTTAATTTTTCAGCTACATTAACGGTAACTGTATTTATGTTACCTGTTGCAGATACACTGAGAAGTCTCTCAGATATATCTACCTCAAAACCACCAGCACTTACAGATTCAATAGCACCTGTAGCACTTACTCCTGTTAAAGATACGTTAGGAGTTACTCTTCCGTAAGAAGCAGAGCCATACCGCCCTGAACCATATATAGCATCAGAAGAGTCGTAGAACGACATAATTTACCTCTTAGGCAATACGAATTACTGCATTAGATGCATCTGCTGCTGGGAACTCAATTGTTAAATCACCTGCTGTAGCACTAACAGTACCACCAAAATCAATTACACAAATAGCTTTGTTAGAAGCTGATGAGTTATAAATAATACAACCATCTGCTGATGTAGTTACATTTGAAAATACTTCGTCAGTAAAATCAACAATAGCAGTAGTGCCATCCGTAGAAATAGTAGCACCATCTAAATTCTGACCACCTGCAGTATAGTTTGTTCCAGATGCTTCATCAGAATTTCCTGTTACATCTGAGTAATTTGTTGTTGCTACACCATACGTACCTGATGGTGAGGCTTTAATTAGTGCAAGTTTTAATGTGTGGGTATCCAAATCATGAGTACCGCCAAGAAGCTCTTGTTTAAAACTTGTGCACATTGCTGTTGTAATAGCCATGTTTGGATTTCCTCTTTAAAAGTCTACACAGTATTCCATTCTAGTTGTTTCTAGAACTGTGTCTTTATCTTGCCAAGTTGGGACGTAAACACATTCTATTTGTGTATACCCATTTTCTTTAGCATAGTTAAATCTATTATTTCCTATAGCACAACGATACTTTAAATTTGTGTCTACAAGTTTGTTAGGGTCTTGTCTGTGTGGTTGCTCTTGGCAATAAACTAAAAAAGTTTCTTGTGTCCAAACTATAGGAGGCCAAAGCATTCCATTGTCATCTAGTGATTTCTTTATAGCAGCTAAAAAGTTTCTATCTAATAAAGCAGCTTCATCCATTTGTGAATAGACTTCACTTATGTTGAATACCCTAACGTCCCAATCAGATAATTTATTTTTAGCCTTGAGTATCATTTAGATGTGCTAAAGGGGCCACTCGAAAGCAGCCCCTAAAGTTTGTTTATGCTAGTAGATCACGATCCACTTCAGCAGCTGCTCCTGTAGCACCCATAGGGGCATATACTACAAAGAACTTAAACGAACCTGCTGAAGGTGCGTTTGATGCTGCAAGCAATGCAGTAAATGTTGTAGATGCAGTAGTAACATTTGTGATGCCGTTTACTGTAGTAGTAGAAGCACCCAAAGTTTTTGCACCATTGATGTCTGCTGTTCCCAGCATATCGGTGTCACCACCTGTTACACCAAAGCTTACTGCGTTAGCACCACCAATAGTGGCGGCTGCAGTACACTCAGCACCAGCGGCAAGGATTACACAGTTATCTGGAACCGTACCGATGTCGTGAGTTGAACTAGTAGTAAGAGAACCGTGAGCAATCTCAGCGGTCTCAATGCGAGTTACGGATTGTAAAGCCATTGTATATTCTCCCCCTACGCTGCGTTATATTTGGCAGTAACGATACCTTCAGGACGAAGGATCTTACGACCATATAGATGCATACCACGAACGATGTCAGCAAAGCTGTCTGGATCACGGTAAGTTTCAGTCTTGTTGATTTGCTCCGCAGTTGCGACAGCAGAATCATGACCTGCAACAATAGCACCATAGTTAGTGTTTTGGTTAGCAGTGCCAGTTGTACCTGGTCCTGTACCGACTGCTGGTAGGTTGCTTGAAGTGTATACACGGAAGCCGTGGAAGTTATTCAAGACAAGACCGTTACGTAGTCCACCTGATTCACCGAAGTCTGCGTTGAAAAGACGTGAGTCTTCATCACGTAGAATCTCCATGAATACTGGGTCAACTACAAGCCACCGTCCATCTTTATCAACTTGTTGTTGATCAAGCAGACGAGCCATACGAGCTACAACCATTGCTGGTGAAGCTGTGGCTGTTGGCAGAGCTGTTGCACCTGGCAAACGAGCTGCTACTGGAATCGAGTGATCACCAGCAGAAGTTGTTGTGATGTTGCCAAAGTCACCTTTTTTCAGTTTCATGCTTGAAAGCAATTCGTCTGAACCTGCGGTTGAAACAGCTTTTGTACCGTTTACTTGGTCGTTTACAGCATCAGCTGCAGCATGTAGTGCAGACTGTTTGTATCCTGCCAAGTAACCTAATACTTCTTGGTCATACTGATCTGACAAGCGATATGCTGCACGGTTAGTAGCCAAGTCCATGAAGTTCACATGTGAGTGAGCTTCTTCAATGTCGTCGATTTTGAAGGCGAAGTAGTTCGCTTTATCTACGACAAGAGAGAAATCTTCATCGTCAAGATCTTGTGCTGTGATTTGTGTGCCACGTGCATAAGAGCTAACTGAGATTTCAGGTTCTTTGATAATCTTAACGGTATCACCTTGAGCAGCGATCTCGCCAAAATAATCTGAGTTAGTAATGTCACCTGCAACCGTAGACTTACGGAAAGCAAGCTGAACTTTTTTGGAGTAAATTACGGAACTAAAATTACCGTTTGGTAAGTTACCGTATCCTCCAGCACTTGTAAAAGCCATGATAAATCCTCCTGATATTTGGCTTCGAGTTACAAAGCTAAACACCGACAAGAGGCTGTTCGTTTTCTAGGGTGCGTATTTTATCTAGTTGGCCTACCAGATAATTAACGGGCCTGTACTTGAGCAGGTAGTTCTTATTAGTTTTAGACTTTTGGAAATTGAGTTGAGACAAAAGGTAGTCATTAAGAGGCTTTTGTCTCTATGCTCATAGTTATACTGCTGATTTCTTTATTGTCAACAGTTTATCTGGCTTTGCCAGAAACATCGTATATAAATTTGCCAGAACGGATGGCCTTATTAATTTCATCCGCTCTTTGTTCAAATTCTTTATCAGACATTCTTGAAACCTCTGATTCACGAATTGCGTCATTAGCATCATTTACGTCCACTTGCGTTTTGCTACGCTTAGTTACAGGACTAGCTGCTGCTTTTGTTTGTTCTTTTTTTGCTGCAGAAGTTAAACCTTTGTCTGACTTATACAAATCAATAACTCTTACTACAGACTTAGGGTCATCTGAGTTTTCGTACAGTGCATCTTGCACCCACTTAGGCTGTTCATCAGCCCAATCATGAAACTCATCTGATGCACGTAACGTATCAAAGTCTTTGTGTGACTTACGAATTACGTTTTCTGCTTTTACACGAGTAGCTTCTGCATGGGCATCATCCAGTTCCTTAAGCCTACCTTCAGCTTTAGAAAACATTTCCTGTGCTTTCTTTGCAGCAATTGTTTCTACAATACCAGCTACATCAGGATACTTTTTAGCCCACTGTTCAATATCTTCACTAGACTTTGGTGGAACAATGTTTTCGCCCTTCATACGTTCTTCCAACGCAGATAGACGTTCTTTCCACTCTTTTTCTTTATCGTTCATGTGGCGACGAAGATCACCATAACGTTTCTTAAACGACTTTTCCTCACGGCTCAGGCTTGAGTCGTCTTCCGATGCTTCGGATTCCGCTTTGGCTTTTTCTTGTTCGGTATCACTTGCATCCGATACTTCGGCTGTCTCAG